AGAAAGGCAGCTTGGTTGCCACTGAACTGGTAACCTTTCGAACCGCCGAAGGTATAACAATAGGTGAAAGCGGCAGCAACACAGTGATTGTAGAATGTACAGAAACCGGAACAGCAGGAAATGTAGCTGCAAATGCGATTAAATATTTTCCGGTTACCATAGAAGGCATTCATTCCGTTACGAATTCTGAACCTATTACAAGCGGATATGATGAAGAGACAGATGAAAGCCTGAGACAACGATATTATGATAAAGTCAATACTCCGGCTACATCGGGTAATGCCGCACACTACGAACAATGGGCTAAGTTGGTAGAGGGTGTAGGAAGTGCTAAAGTATTCCCTACATGGAATGGTCCGGGAACCGTAAAAGTCGTTATTTGCGATCGGAATAAAAGAGCGGCCAGCTCTGAACTGATAGAGGAGACTGCACAATATATTGAAACTCAAAGGCCCATAGGAGCTACGGTAACCATTGAAAGTGTTCAAGAAAAAGGCATTAATGTGACAGCTTTTCTGACATTAGTAAATAGTG